GGGCGCTCATTACCATCCGCTGGATCGACCGCTTGCGGTACACCGAACGGGCGGGGGCGGAAACGTGGCAACACCGGGGCGCGCGGTACGAATTGATCGTGACGCCACTCTAACGACAACCAAGGGAGACACGACATGCGACGACATGGCAGCAAAGGATCGGTCGAAATGGATCCGACGGGCGGGGCGACCGGCGTGGTTGTCGCGTCGCTCAATTCGTGGAGCCTGGACCTGGCACGGGATCGCGCCGATGCGACCTGTTTTGGTGACCTGAACAAGGTATTCGTGCAAGGGCTCCCGAACGTCGAGGGGGAACTGGGCGGGATCTGGGATGAAGTCGCGTCACAGGAATTGTTCGCCGTCGCGCTGGGCGACACGGCCGCGTTCCTGAAACTCATTCCGTCCACGCTCGCGTCCACGTACTTTTTCTCCGGGCTCGCGTACATCGACGCCGGGATCGAAGTGAACGCCGACGGCGCGATCACGGTCAACGGATCCTTTGCGGCGGCCGGGCCCTGGACGATGGATCCGGCCGTCGTGCCGTAGCGGCCGATGCTCCAACGGGGGATCCGGGGCACCGTCGCGGCCGTCAAATGGTCGTATTTCACGGCAGCGGCGGTGCATGGGTACGCCGTCACGCAAGATCGGACGACGAAAACGTGGACGGTCACCGGGTCATTCGTGCCCGGGCTCGTCGACGGCTTCAAACTGCGCCAGCGGCCGATCTTTTTCGTCGCCCCGTTCAAGCGCGGGGCGTGGCGGTGGGAAATTCTCGCGATCAACACGTACGACGGTGGCCGGTTCGCGGCCACGTTGGGCCCGCTCAGTACAGAGGATCAGCATGGGATCACGCGTCCGACGGCCGGAAACTGACATTCTGACGATCTCGCACGGCGACACGCTGACCGTCAAAAAATATCTGACGGCGGCCGAGTTTCGGCAATTGGTCAAAGCGTCGGCGCGGCCCGTGCGCATCGACACCGGGGCCCCGACCGCCGATGTCGCGTTGGAAATTGATCCGACGGAATCGGGCGTCGCGACCGTGATCGCCTATTTACTGGATTGGACCTTTACCGACTTCGATGATCGCCCGCTCGTCATTCGCGATCAGCCGCCCGCCGTCGTGCGGGCCGCGCTCGACGCGATTGACGCCGACTCGTACATGGAAGTCCAGCGCGCGATCCAGGCGCACGATACAACGATGCGGACGCTGGCCGCGTCAGAAAAAAAAATCCTGAGTGGCGAGAATGCGCCCGTACCGACTTTGCGATCTGTCGGCTGATGCACTGGACCTTGGATGATGTCTGGAACTTGCCCGCGCACTACTACACGTTTCTCGTCGAGGAACTGAACGCCGAAGCGACGAAAGCGGGGCGACGGTAACCGATGCCACTGACAGCCAATTTCCTCGCGGATTTCTCGTCGTTTCTGGATGCGACCAAAGCGAGCATCGCGGCGACAGAGGAATTCGAAACCAAAGCGGCCGGGCTCGGCCCGGCGGTGGATACCTCGCTCGCGCAAGCGGGTACCGCGCTGGATGCGAACAAGGAAAAGTTCTACCAGATCGGGCAGAGCATCGGGAACGTCCTGAAATCGCAAGAATTGAAAAACTTCGCGGGCGACGTGAAATCGTTTGCCAGTACCTACATTGCCGAATTTGCGGAAGCGGAAGCGGCGACGACGCGCCTGACGACGGCGCTGAAAGCGAGCGGGGAATCGTCGCCCGCCGTGGCGGAAGCGTACGGGGCGATGGCGACGGAATTACAGCGGATGTCGACGTTTTCCGATGAAGCGATCACGGATGCGCAAACGCTCATGACGACGGTCGGGAATATCAAGCCCGATCAAATGCGCGAAACCCTGGAAGCCACGATGGATCTGGCGAAGGGGATGGGGATCGATCTGGCCGATGCCGCCAAACTCGTCGCGAAAGCGGCCGCGACCAACGGCGAAGCCCTCGGGAAACTGAAAGTGATTCTGAAAGACTCGCTCGAACCGGGCACGGGGTACGCGGGCGTGATGAAAGCGATCAACGCCGAATTCGGCGGGCAATCGCTCGCGGCCCTGGAAACGACCGCCGGGCAAATGGAGAATCTGAAAAATCAAATGTCCGACGTCAACGAATTGGTGGGGCAAGTACTCGCGGAGAACCTGAAAAAATTACTGAGTTTATTTCAGGCGATGCCGGAAGGGTTGCAGACGTTCATCCTGGCCGCTGTCGGCGTGGGCACCGCGTTGGCCCCGGTGCTCGTGTCGTTGTCGTCGCTCGTCAGTTTGCTGTCGGTCACCGGGCTCGGCGCGTCGATCATGTCGTTTTTTACGTGGTTGTTGCCGTATATCGGGCCCATCGGGTGGATCGCGCTGGGCGTGATCGGCGTCGTGACCGCCTGGAAGAATTGGGATGCCATCGTGGGCTTCATTACGAACGTGTACAACGCGGTCAAGACCTGGATGGTCGACAAACTGACCGCGCTCGTCGACTACATCGTGACCTTGCCGGGCCGCGTCGCGAACGCGTTCTATGACATGGCCGCCCGGGTGTCGTTGTTTTCGTACGTGCCCGATATGGTCGACGGCATCAAATCCGAATTCCGGCGGCTCGATAGCGTGATGGTCAATCCCGCCTATGCGGCCGCGCGCGACGTGACGGCCGCGTTTGCCGATCTGGGCGCAACGGCCGTGCCGTTGCCGACGCTCGCGGCGGGGGAGCGGCCCGGCGGGGGCGCGGGCGGCCCGGTGACGGTGACGATCAATATGTCGGGGATGATGGGCACCGACGATCCGCAAACGCGGGCGATGCTCCGCGATCTCGTCTCCGATGCGCTCATGTCGGGGATGCGCGGATCGCGATTGATGGGCACGGCGTAGCGATGGCCGATCCCTCAGCGGTCGTGATCGTCGTCGCGGGGCAGACGCTGACGCCGTGGGCGCGCGTCGGCCGCGTACGGATTGATGATGTCTTGAACGACGCCCCGAATACCGCCGCGCTCACGCTCGTGTATACGCCCCGGTTCGGCCCGGCCGTGACGGGGGCGTTTGATCCGCCGTCGTTCGACGCGGCCGCGTTCGATGTGCTGACGCGGGCCCCGGTGTTTGGCCCCCCGCCCCCCGTCGCCCCCGGGGCCCCGATCCAAATCTATCTGGGGGCCCCCAATCCGGCCGCGCTGATCTTCGGCGGCCAGATCACGGCCCGCGAGCAATACGCCGAATTTGACCAACCGCAACACGTGCGCCTGGATTTGTCGTGCGTGGATTTCACACGGCGATTGAACCGGCGCAAAGTCGTACGCGAGTACGGCCAAGCCAGTGCGACGGCCATCGTGCTCGACCTGATCGCCACGTACGCCCCCGGGATCACGGTCGGGCACGTGATGGCGGGCTTGCCGACGATCACGGGCGGGATCACGTTCACGTTCGAAGACGTCTCCCGCGCCCTGTCGCGCGTGGCCGAAAAGATCGGGGCGTATTGGTACGTCGACTATGTGGGCGATCTCCATTTTTTCACAGGCACCGAAGCGGGCACGGAGCCCGCCCCGATTGTGCCCGGGGCGGATTTTGCCGCCCTGAAAATCGCGGCCGACTTGTCGCAAGTGCGCACGCGGGTGATCGTCGAAGCGGAAGGGGCGACCGTGATCGCCACGCTCCCGGCGGGCGACGGGATCGTGCCCGTGAGTGTCGCGGCCCCGTTCAATGCGGCGGGCGGGCAGGCGAAGATCGGGCCGACGCGGGTGACCTATACCGGCATCCATCCGGGCGGGGTGACGATCAATACCGTCGGATCGGGCACGGGGGGCACCGCGCCCCCGGCGACGCCGACGGCCCCGGCGGCGGCCGTCGCGGCCGCCACGGTGGGCGCGCTCGCGGGCGGCCCGTATCGGTACGCCGTCACGGTCGAACTGAGCGACGGATCGCGATCCGATCTCGGATCCCCCTCCGGGCCCGTGACGATTGCCGGGGCGACCGCGCCCGCCGCGACGGCGGCCGCGCTCCCGAATGCCCCGATCCGGGGGCCCGTCCAGGTGGGGATCGCATCCGACTATGCGTCGACGTTCGTGGCGGCCAACGGGGGCGAAACGGTGCCCACCTTCGGGGGCGTGGGGCTCAGTATCGTTACCGGGCGCGCGGTCACGCCGTCACCTAACACGGTGGGGGGCTTCAGCCCGCAAGGGGGCGGCGGGATCGTGCCCGGGTTCTACCACTACGCGATCACGTTCCTGACGCCCGGCGGGGAAACGACCGCGAGCCCGTCGGCCGAAGTGAGCATCCCCGGTGGCTTTTCGGCGGTTCACATCGCCAGCATCCCGATCCCCGTGCCGACGGATGCCCGGGTGACCGGCCGCCGGTTGTATCGGTCGAGCGTGTCGGCATCGTCGAGCGCGCCCGTGCTGCCGTGGCGACACGTGATCGACATCCCGGGCGTGTCGGGCGCGGCCGTGTTCGTCGACACGAACCCGGATCAGAGTCTCGCGCCCCGGCAGCTACCGGCCGGGAATAGCGCCACGGATCTCGGGGAAGGGGCGACGCTCACGCTGCCGATCTCGTCCGATCCGCGTGTCGTGCGGCGACGGGTATACCGGAAAGACGGCGCGGGGCCCTATCGGCTGATCGTGGAGATTCCCGACAACACGACGATCACATACATCGACGTCGGCACCGGATCGGGCGCGGCCCTGGCCCCGACGGCTAGCACGCTCGCATCAGGCGCGGTCAGCCTCACGGCGATCCCG